TTGTTTGTTAAGTATTTCTTGCCAGCCACCTATTTTTTCAGGCATACCATATCTAAATCTAACATAGTCACCATCTACCCACTGGTTTTCAGCCCCTGAGTCTGATGCTTGTTTATTAAATCCTGGTGCAAAGTTTACTTTTGTTAAAGGCATGCGAACATTATACACTATGAATTTTTAGGTATAAATATCGTCCATTCTAGCTTAGATATTAAATCATTTAAGTAGACTTTCTTTAGTTTATTTTTCTTTATGTATTTATGAAGTTCTTCTAAATCTAAAATAACCCATTGATTGTTAGTTTTTAAAACCATTTTATCAGCTTTAGAGCTTGTATTGTTTTTTTGTGCTAAATTACCATTTGGTAAGTGAAGCATATCTCTTACGTCAAATTTATAAAAGGCGTTTTGACCTTTTAAAATACCAGCTATGTTCCAAGATGTTTTTGTACTAGGATATTCAATTGCAGTTAAATGTTTAGAAAATCTTTCTAAAATCATTTATAAATTTAATCAAAGTTTATCTATTAAAAGTTTTAAAGCAGTTTTTAATTTTGCTATTTTATCACAAAATTTTTCATTAATATTTATTACTGTTTGTATTTGTAATTCATATTTTTCTATTCTTTCTTTAAGTTCTTTATTTAACATAACCTCAGACTCTTTAACTTGTTTCTCCATTGAAACTTTTTCTTCTAACTCTTTAATTTGTTCTTTTAAACTTTCTATAGATTCAATCATAATTATATAAATGTAAAAACTGCAATTACTCTTCTTCTATCTTTATAAGAAGGATAAGAAACAGCATGTTTAGTATCATTAAAACAAACAACTTTAAATTTTTCTGCTTTAATTTTTTTAATAACTTTATCCTTACTATTAAATAAATAAGTATAAGCTTTATCAGAATTTGTCAAGTATATAATAACTTGTTTGTAAGGAAAATCGTGATCTTTATGTATGTGTCCAATTTTTACATCTAAAGGATATGTAAGATTTATACATCCTCTTAATATTTCAGTATATGTAATTTTGTGTTTTTTACAAAATCTATTAAATATTTTTTCAAAAAAATAATATTCATTAGATCTTATTTCTTTAGTATCTCTACATTTTAGACAATGACTAAAATAAGGATAGTTATCTGTAAATGTTTGATTCTCATTCCAATAAAAAGGAAAGTTATTGTTTAACATAACTTGATCAATATATTTTTTTTCTTCTTTAGTTAAAATATTTTTATCTTCTATAATTTTATTTTGCACTTTCAAACCATCCTGTTGCAATATATTTTTCTTGATTACAAATAATTCCTTTATGTGTATGTGTAAAGCCCGCTGGCCATATAACTAAATTACCTTTTATTGCTTCTGTTTTATACTTTTGAAACTTCCATTCAGTTCCTCCATTTTTAACTGTATTTAAATATAACATATATACTAATTTTCTTTTTTCATATAATTTATATGTATTTTCATAATGCCAAATTTTAAAACCACCACCAGGTTTATAGTGTTGTAAATTATTACTTTGCGATGTAATAAAAGATTCATTTAAATCATAATGTGTACAATACATTGTAATTTTTTCACTTAAAATTTTAAAAAATTTTTTTATTGATTTATCATTAGAAGAATTATAAAAATAAACATCAGTAGAATCTTTTAAAGATGTGTCTTCAATATCATTACCTGTTTGACCTTTATGTTTATATTCTTTATTTTTTTTGTAGTATTTAATTAAATCATCACAAATAGTTTCATCTACTTTATAAATTTTTATAAAATTTTCCATATTAAAAATAATTAATATTTATATTTAATCTTATTTTTTCATCTGTACAATGTGTCGATGAATGTTGAATACTTGGATCAAACTTCAATAGTCTATTTTCAACGCTTTTAATTTTAATATTATCCTTTAAAATAGTAAACCCATTATTTGTATTTAAATAAAATATTGCTCCTTTGTGTTTGTAATTATAATCAATATGCTTATCATTTATTATTTTTTTATTTAAATTTGGATAAAGATTTGCTTTAATTCTTATAAGTTTTTTAATTTTTAATTTTTTTAAAACAGGTTCAATTAAATAAAAAAAACTACTTTTTTCATTATTTACTAAAAATAAATGAGTAAAGTAATAATGATTGTCTTTAATATTATTAGCAAATGCTACACTATTTTGATAATACCAGGGAAAAGAATAATGAGTTAAAGTATCTACCATTAACTTTAAACCTTTTTTATTTATAAAATTATCTTTTATTTGATATTTGATAGTCATGTGGTAATCCTAAATGAAACCTTCCATCATATTTATTAGGTATCACTTCCTTTGATTTTAAATTATTGTAATGTAAAAAAACTTGACCACAACTTTTACCTTTAAATTTATCTCTCCAATGTGCTAAGTCACATCCTCTATAAATTAATATGTCTCCTGGTTTTAAATTAACTTCAATCACTTTATTGTTTTCTAAATAAATAGGCCATAGATCACCGCCTAAATTCATTGTTGAAGATATTTCACAAGAAGGTCTATCTTTATGTTTATGCAAGATATCTCCTTTTTTATAAAGTCTTGAATACGAATAAGTTTCAACTAATTTTAAATTAGTATATTTTTCCATCACAGGTTTTACTATTTTAAGTAAAGAATCCATTAAAATATCTCCATAAGTAGAATAGGTGTTAGGAGCTTGTGGATCTTCAAAAGTTCCTAAAAAATTAAATTTAGTTGTACTAAATACTTCTTTTTTTAACAAAAGATAATTAAAAGCTAAATTTGCTATATCTTTAGATATAACTTTTTTTACAACAACATACTTATTTTTTTTAAAACTCATGTCACTTTAATATCAAAGGCAAAAGATACTCTAGGCTGTTTAGATCCGTTAGGTAATACTAAGTGTTCTAAGTCAGATGGAAACATTATAATTAAACTTTCTTCTGGTTTTATTTGAAAAACTCTACTATTCAAATTACTATATTCAGTAAAAGTTTTGTCAAAAAAACTGTTATATTTATATGCTGGATTAGTAATTAATGTTTTACCGCAATCTTTAGGTGTTTTTAAAAAATAAATTAAAGAAAAATCTGATTCATCTGGCATATGAATATGTGGCCAATTAAAATCTTTTTCTCTATTTACATTAAACCAAGGAGAGCTAAATTTTACATCTAAAGGTTTTTTTAAAGATTTAAAATTAGCTAAAGAATCAGTGATGAAGTTAGTTACCTTTTCATAAAATTCAATTATATAAGGAAGAGTAGGCTCTAATCTTTCAGATTGAAAACCAAATTGATTACTTAAAGATTTACTTTTTGTTTTTTTTTCTAATGCTAAAGCAGCTTTCAACATTTTTTTATTTAAGGTAGTTGTGTCTTTTAAAGTTTCTTCAAACAACGGCACAGAAAACATTTCAATCATATTACTCATAGATATTTGTTTTTAAAAATTGATATAATGAAGATTTACCTTTAATTGTCTTCTCCCAATTCTTTTTCCTTTCATTCAATCTTTTAATAACAGGTTCATAGGTTTTTTTCAATTCTTTATTTGAAATAAAATTAGTCCATTCTAAAGATGGTAAATCAGTAGGTGACCAATGCATACCTGCCGCAATACAATGCAAACCACCTTTTATATTAAAAAAATATTCTTCACTTTTAGCATAAGCTGCAGTTAAAAATCCATTAATTAAACTAGGATTTAAATTTATAAGTTTGTCTTCCCAATTTTTATTAAAGTTTGCTTTCCAATAAGGTGTATCGTTACGATGAGACAAAGCATAGTGTAAGGCTACAAATTCTGCAAATTCTCTAAATAATAATTTAGCTTGAAAAGTAAAATTATCTTTATCCCATTGTGATACTTTTTCTCTTTGTAAATTTCTAATTAACTTTAATAAAAATTCGTGAACAGAAAATAATCCATTACTTTCTAAAGGTTCAATAAAACCAGCTGCTAAACCAATAGCACAAACATTTTTTACCCACAGTCTTTTATGAATACCTACTCTCATTTTAATGTTTTTAAATTCTAAATTTTCTTTTTTTAAATGTTTTTTAAATTCTTTTAAAGCATCTTCATCACTAACAAATTTATCTGAATAGACATATCCTGTCCCTATCCTACTCCATAAAGGTATATTCCAAACCCAGCCATTTTCAATAGCTGTACAGTTAGTGTAGCCTACTAATTCTTTTTCTTTATTTGTGTATGGAATTCTAGTTGCCCAAGCAGAATTATTTGGAAGCATATCAGCGTATGATTCAAAAGGTTCTTTTAAAGATTCTCCTAATAGTAAAGACTTAAAACCAGTACAATCTATAAACAAATCAGCTTTATATTTATTATTTAAAGATACGATACCTTCATCGTTTTGTTCTATTGTTTTAATATCTTCTTTAATGTGTTTAACTCCTTTAGGGATTGCATAATGATCTCTTAACCATATAGCAAATTTAGTAGCATCAAAATGATAAGCTGTATTTCTTTCAAAATTAAAAGGAATTATATTCTCTTCATTATAAAAACATTTGTTCAAATTTACTAAAGCCATTTGAGGATAGAGGCAATCAGCATAATCAGTAATAGGAGTTTTTGGAAATAAAAATTTTTTAAACCACCAATCATTTAAAAAAGCTACATTATTATCAATATAAGGTTCACCAAATGGATAATGAAAAGCTTCACCTTTTTTATAAAAATTAGTAAATTTTATACTTAACTTATAACTACCATCTGTTTCTTTTAAGAAATTTTTATCATCAATTCCTAAATACTTTGTCCAAGCTTTTATACCACCTATAGTACTTTCACCTACACCAACAGTTGAAATATTAGGGGATTCAATTAATTTAATTCTTTTATTAGGAAAAGCTCTGATTAAAGTACAAGCAGTCATCCAACCTGCTGATCCTCCACCTACAATCAAAATATCGTTCATATAAATTTATTACCTAATGCCCAAATAACTAAAGAATATCTTTTACCCTTTAATAAAGGAGTTACTTTATGCCATATAAAACTTGGAAAAACAACCATAGTTCCTTGTTGTGCAATTTCTTTAGTAGATATTATCCGATCTTTACCCTCTTCATCGTTTTTTAAGTTAAATAATAACTCGCCACCTTTATAATCTTTTTGTTTACTTAAAAATATTACAGCAGAAAGTTTTCTTTTTTTGTTATGAAAATTAGGATCATTAGGTTTATTGTAGGGTTCAACAAAGTCATCTTGATGCCAAGTATAATGTTGTCCTTTAGAAGTGTATTTTGTAAATTGACAACTTTCAAAATAATCAAAATGAAAATCCCAACCTGCGTTTTTATTTGCAGTTTTAAAAAAAGGAGTAATTAAATTATATAACCATTGTTCATTTAACCATACAACATTAGAATTTCTTGTTTTTTTTAATTCTTTACCAAGAACAGGTTTACCTATAGTACCTATTTTTTCTTCAACTGAATTACCTAATTTACAAATTTTATTACAAATAGAAGGTGAAATTGCTTTTTTAAAATACCAATAATATTCCTTTAAAACCATCTTATAGATGAATTACATTAAATAGTTTATCTAGTCAACGATGTAGATTTACAGATCTTCCCAAACTAAAGAAGTTGAATTCCAAACTTTTGTAGGTATTCCTGTTGTATCAAGACCTAACCAACGTAAAGTATCTTCGTCCCAAATAGCACCATAAGTTAAATCAGTTGGAATTGTTACAGGTGATTCCCATCTACAAGTAGTTTCATTTAATACCCAACTATTATAAGGTTTATCATAAATAAAGGCATCTCTTGAAGGATCCCAAGTTGAACCAATACCTGCAAAATTTTTTCTAAAGCTTGAGTTATAAGATGTTTGTATCCACTTATTATTAGGGTTTGATAAAGGACAAACTGTTTTAAAATGTTCTGCAGCTTGCTCTGATTGTTCTCCTCCGTTGTTAGCAATATCTTCATTGCAACCAACTACAACTCTTAAAACTTTGTTATTAGAATCTACTTCTGCAAAGTGTGCCATTTATTAACCTGTTATTTTTAAATTTCCAGAAACTGTAAATGTACATAATACATCTCCTCCTGGATGTGTTGTTTTTGTATTTGTTCCTGGTGAAACTGTAATTAAATCAGCGTAAGCTGATGGAGCTCTTAAAATTACTATTCCAGATCCTCCATTA